CAAGACCCAATGACCTTTCTCTATAAGCTGAGTAGGCAGATTTAAGAAACCCTTCTTTGCCCGGCTTAATATGTTTTTGAAACCTTTTAAAATTTGCATTGTATTCTCCTAAGTTATTTGTATCAACAGCATTGTCAATGTAATGCTGTAACACATTGTCAAGCATAGTAATTAAATCATCAATGAACAGAGGGTTTTCACTCCATTCATCAAAGTATTCTAAGTTTACAGAAGACAAACAACACACTGCTGTTCTCTCTTCGTTAGTAGGTAAAGTAATTTCAGAACAAAGGTTGCTCTGTTTTATTTCTAATCCTAAATCTTTTTGTTCTTTAGGTAAGGCTTCGTTACATCTATCTATGTTAATCATGTATGGTTCACCTGTTTCTGCTCTTGCGTTAATGATCTGCCACCACAAGTCCCTAGCATTTACAATCTTAGTAGGCTCGTTAGTCTTAGGGTCAATCAATCTAAAGTCTGCATCTTCTTCAACAGCTTTCAAAAATTCATTGGTAATGTTAATACCATTGTGTAGATTAAGATTCTTACGATTAATATCACCACCTGATTCTTTACGCATGTTGATGAACTCTTCAATCTCAGGGTGAGATATATCCATGTAAGCTGCATAGCTTCCACGTCTTGTTGTGCCTTGATTGAAGGCTAACATCTGAGAGTCTACTACATGCATGAAAGGAATTGAACCAGTAGAACGACTCCCGTGAGTAGTAGATATCCCGTTACTCCTAACGTCACCCCAATATCCACCAATACCTCCACCCGAAGATGCCAACCATATATTTTCATCATAGTGATCTGATAAACCAGTCCGGCTATCAGGAACATAATTAAGGAAACAGCTAATAGGAAGCCCACGACTTGTTCCCCCGTTGCTAAGTATAGGAGTGCTAAACATGAACCAACAATTGGAACTGTAGTGGTAAAGCCTTTGAGCCAATTCAAAATCTGTGTGACCTTTGTATGTAGCTGCGAAGACTGATGCTCTTGCGAAGGCTTCTTGTGCATGTGTTTCATTCTCCCATAAATATCTATCCTTAATTGTATCAAGGCTAAACTTATCTAATAGTTTTTCATTACTGTAATTAATTTTTATACCAAGGTATTCTTTGATACCTACTTTATCTTCAACCATTATTTGTATTCTCTGTGTCGTGTATGTCAAGCATTATTATAGCATAATGTAATATCTTAAGCAAGTCTTTTCTGTTCTTTCCTTCTTTATTACCATAACGTTTTGCATACTTTAAAATATTACCCATACAAAAACCTTCACCATGACCTGAGTCAATGATTATAGTGTTCACCATATGTACCATCAATGTATTCTTTTAGTTCAATTATATGTCTGCGTTCATTAAATTTATAATCCATAGTTACTCCATTCCATAGGTAGTGTGTCTTCACTATACCATCTAAAATTATTTTTCTCAGCCCATTCAGCATGGGTTCGTTTTGTTCTGTCCTTTCTCATCTTAGCTCCGGGCATAGGTGCAAAAGGTTTTTGAAATAAAAACACTAACTCAGTGTCTGTTGGTAGTGCTGTTCTTATATGTATGTACTTACTATACTCAGGGTAGTCCCAAAACCTACCTTTAGCTTCAAGTAAAATAGTTTTACCATCAATTACTTTAACAAAGTCCGGCTCATATTTATGTTTAACAATGTAATCAAACAGTTCCCAATGATGTTTCCAATCTTTAAGAACTGTCTCATGTAGTTTAACTTCCCATAAACTATCGTAACCTTTAGGTACACCTGTTTTTTTAGGTCTAGGTTTACGAGGTTTTCTAAATCCTACCATTACAATACAAGCCTAGATGAGTCATAGTTCTTGACTAGCTTCCAGTAAGTTAGCATAGCATTAAACATTCCTAAGTGTTTGCTTTGTGATTCTCTGTCCCAAACAAAAGGAAGAACCAAGCCTGTATCTTTTCTGTCTACAAATATAGATACTCGTTCAACATCATCAAAGCCACAGCCTTTAGCATATGCTGACAATTGCATTCCGTGTTCATCAAACACTAACTTAGCTGGGTCTTTACCTTTAAGATTATCTTTTGTTTTAAAGTCTATAAATATTCCTGATTTAGAATACAAGTCTATCTTACCACCATAACCTGCATCAGCACAGAAAGAAGCTTCTGCTATCCACTCTTCATTAGGAAAAGTTTTGTCTAAGTATTTCTTGATTGCTTTGTAAGGTTTGCTTTTAGACTTACCTAAGAAACCTTTCTCAATCATACCATGTATCTTTGTTCCTTGTTGAGCAGCTTGGATACCTATCTGTTTAGAATCTGTTTGACATCTGTAATAAAAAGACTCAATTGTTTCGTCCTCTCCTTGTTCTAAAGTTGAGAAAGAATTAAGTAATTGTTTTTGTTTCCAAGTCTCTAAAGATGGCTTGGCTATAATACCCATGATGGTTGTGACAGACGGAACTAATCCTAAAGACTTAGCATCTCGAAGAGTAGTGTTTCTTTCTTTACCATTAGCACCAATGATGGTGTACATAGGCTCACCCTCTTGGGTATACCAGTGTCCTGATTCAGACTTAAACTTATTATAGTTGTCCGTTACCAAGTTGTCAAGTTCTTTTTTATTTGTCATGATTTACCCACCTTAATTTTCTTGTTTCAGGCATAAATAATAAATATTGTACGTCTGCTTCTATTTGTGCTGGTGTTCTTGTTGTTCTAGATGTCCAAAGATTTTCACCTCTGTTGTCTTTACGAGCACTCTTTACATCTATTAATTTAATATTACCTTGTGGGTCTCTAACAACTAAATCAATAAATCCATCACACCCACAGTTTTTAAATACTTCATATCCATTATCCCATAACCAAGTTACAGCATAATATTCTGCAAGGTCTCCCTTTCTATTTGTTGAATGTTCTTTAATGCGTTTCACTCCAGTCTCCTCCTATTTTGTATTCACCATCAAGAGGACATCTCATTTTAAAATGTTCTCCGGCTTCTCGAAGACTCTCTACTGCCCAGTCTCCTATGTTATTTGCATCTGTATCAGGTACTTCTATCTGCCACTCATCATGAATGTTAGCAACAAATTTAAAAGGTACTCCTCTCAGTTTTAATTTACGTTCTAATATTTCTAATCCTTTCTTCATCACAATAGCACCACCACCTTGTAGTAAACTATTTAATGCAGCATGTTCATGTCGTATATAAATCTTACGACCATCTATTCCTTTGAGGAATCCTCGTTTTGCAGCTCCTTGTACTTTGTCCTTAAGAGTTTTAAATGTGGGGAGATTATCGAGAAAGCGTTCTTTAAGTTCTCTACCTTGTTTTCTTGATCCTCCAACCACACTCCCAATCTTTTCATCTCCTGCTCCGTATACGAGGGCATAGATGAAAGTCTTTGCTGTATCTCTTGATTCAAGACCTGCAAGTTTTTGATTAGTTGTGTGTATGTCTCCGTTGACCACCTCATGTATATACTCCTTATCATTCATGTAATGTGCTAACATTCTAAGTTCTAACCCTGAAGCATCAACTCCAAGCAGAACATTTCCTTCGTCTACAGTCCAACAAGCTCTACATTCTTTACCGAAAGGACTGTATACTGCCGGTATCTGAGCCATGTTTGGATGGTTGTGAGACATACGACCAGTAATAGTTCCGTTAGGAATAACTGAACCATGTACTCTACCATCATCTTCTAGTGCATCTAACCATGATTGTATCTGAGCAATACGCTTTTGATATAACAAGAAATCTGCAATTAGTTTAGCTTCGTGTATATGGGTAATCTTTTTAAGTGTACCTTCATCTACAATCGGCTGACCTGTAGGTGTAAAACGTTTAGGTTTCCAACCAACCTCAACAAGATACTCACCAATCTGTTTACGACTACCTAAGTTAAACTCTTTAAGCTCTTGTCTCATGAATGGTTTATGATTACCTGTTTGTATACAGGTATCATACTCTTCAGATCGTAAGCCTGACTTAGATAATGTTCCATCTTTTTTAAACTTAGGTACAACTAATTTAACATCAACCATTCTAGGTTTAAATGTGCGTTGTACTTCCTCGACTATTTCATTCATCTTAGTTTTAAGATCAGCCAGTAAAGTTGTAGCTTGTCTTTCATCAAACTTAAATCCATTGTTTTCTTGATCGGACATTATCCGAGCAACCCTATGTTCAAGATCAATTGACTCTTGACTAAACCCTGCTTGTTCATTAAGTAATGTATAGTAAACTAACTCATTAAGTTTAACATCGTTGACACAATACTCTAGCATCTGTGGTGTATACTCGTCAAAGTCTAAAGGTTGTTCTTGTTTAGCAAAGCCAACTCGATAACCCCAAGTCTTTAAACTATGTCCGTTCTCTCGGATAGGTTTAAATAATCTAGACATAACAAGAGTATCTTCAATGTTCTTGTGATATAAATCTACACCAGTTAATTTCTTAATAACATCTAGATCAAATCTTAAGATGTTGTGTCCAATTAATGTATCGGCATTACTAAGAAACTCTATACCTTCTGCAAGTCTGTCGGGTGTAAACTCATGTACTTGACCACCTACTTCTTTTGCTACAATACAATGTAACTTGGTTGGTTTAAGACCATCACATTCTATATCAAATATAATTTTAGAATTCTGTATTGTCAAATGTTTCCTCCTCTGTTAATTCAAACAGTCTTCCTGTTTCGTTGTTGTAACGTAAGCTACAGGCTAATCCAGTATCACCTGTGTATCTTGATTTAAGTACACGTACCTTCGTAGTGTTAGCTTCGTCTTGATTCTCTGCTTGTTGATTACGTTCTAATGCAATCACACAATCAGATAGTTGTGCTATACCTGCTGAACCTTTGAGGTGTGAAAGAGATACTTCAATCCCTTGCTCATGTCCTTTATCACCTGATGCTCTACGCAAGTGAGATACAAGTATCATACCTACACCAGTCTCTTCAACAAGACTACGCAATCTATTCATCAGTGCATCAATACCTCTACGTTCATCACCTTCACCCATAACATTGACTAGCATATGTAGATGATCTACAACCACCCACTTACATTCACAGCCTACAATAATATATCTTAGTTTAGAAAATACTTCATCAATATCTGTTACCCCAAGATGGGCATGAATAAACACACGACCTTTGGGTATAACTTTATCAAACAGATTAGTTAATTGTTCCTCACTATACTGTTCTCGTCTCTCGTTAAGATACACTCGATCATTAGCTTCAATGGATATGATACCATCAGCAGTTCGTAACCAGTTCTCTTCAAGGGCTACAATACCTACGTTGTCTTCTGTGTTCTTGATCAGCCAGTGTTCTAGCTCACGAGTTACACTAGACTTACCAAGCCCTGTTCCACCTGTAAGAGTGACTAGCTCACCTTTACGCATACCAAATAGTTTCTTGTTAAGACCTTCCCAAGGATAAGCAATGCTCTCCTTAGTTTCTCTATGTAACCACTCAGACTTCTTAGCAGACAAGTCCATGATACCTGATGGTGTGTAAGTTCTAGCTTCCCACCATGCAGACATAAAGTCTTGAAACTTCTTCTGTCTAAGCATATCGTTAGCATCTTTACAGCCATTAGGTAGTGTAACTATCTTAGCCTTGCCGGGTTTTAATATACGAGCAACCTTTCTAGCTGCTTCTTTACCTGCCTTGTCATTATCAAAACATAATACTACGTTCTCAAATGATTCAACAAACTCAATGCTCTCTCGTATATCTTTGACAGCACCTGATGCACCACGCTTTAACGAGACACATGCCCACTTTGACTGCATCAATTCATAAGCAGCCATAGCATCACACTCACCTTCAACAATTGTCAGATACTTACCACCAGTATTTCGGAACAACTGTTCCCCAAATAAACCAGTGCCTTCATACGTACCTGCAAATGCAAAGTTCTTGTTGTCTACAAAACGTGTCTTAGTCCCAACCACTTCGTTCCCATTAAAAAAGGGGTAGATGTGTTGAGATACTTTGTTATCTGTACTTACTACTCGTCTCACTCCATACTTCTTAGCTGTGTCTTCAGAAATACATCTGTCTGTAAGAGCACCAAAGCTACCAGTATATGTGTTAAGAAAAGTATTACTTACTTTAGGTTTAGGATTTGTGTCCATAATTTTACCATCACAAGCATCAATATAATTAGGAAAGTGTGTCTCACAGCTAAAGCAATGAGCAGACTTGTCCTCGTTCATAGACACAGGGTCAGAGCCACCACATGATGGGCAGGGTAATTTGTGTCGTACGAATTTACTTTGTTCTTGCATTCTATCTCCTTTAGAAAAGTGGCTAGGCTTTTACACCTAGCCGAGTTATTTATTTTGAAGATTCTTTATCAGTCTCTTCGGCTGGTTCGACTATAGCTTCGTCTCTACCTTTAAGCAACTCTTCTAAGTTAGCTCTATGGGTACGACTAGCAAAGTCTAAGGCTTCAATAATGACTTGTAAGCTACCAACCTTTTGTACTATAACAGTAGCTTCTTTCTTCACTGTATCATCCGTAATGTTATTAACATCAAAGTTGGTAGTGCCATCATCATTGTTAATAGTAATGATCATTAGAATTCCTCTCCATCGGATAAGAACTCATCACCATCACCATTCTTGTAAGGCACAAGATCGGTAATCATTACTGCCTGTAAATCTAATCCTGTGTAAGGACCGAACTTACCTTCACCACTGTACTCGTTGTACTGGACTTTAATCTTTGATCCATTACCAACAGCAGTAGATACTTCTTGCTTCTCAGCATTCATCAAACGAGGTGCAGGTCTAACCATTCCGTTAGGACCATTTACTTTACGTTTGATTATAACAGCCGGACCTTCATCCATCTGTTTTACTTTGTGTCCACGAGATGCAAAGTCATTTGCAGTCTCATCATCAACCACTAAGTTGACTGTGTACACGGGTTCAAATGTCGTATTGGGTGTCGTTATACTAGCCCAGTACGCTGTTCCTTCTAATATTGCCATATGCGTTTCCTCCTTTTATAGCTTTGTTGTGAAGTTGGAAGGGTTGTGAGTAGCTACCCTAGAAGCTACAGCATTAGCTGTACCAAACCATCTGTTCAATTGGAGATAGAGGGCTTGATGTATTTGGTTACTCATTGTGATACAGAGTATAACAGAATCAATCTTGAATGTCAAGCAGTATTTCTTCCATACTTATCACAGGGTTTTCAAATAAAGTAACTAAGAAATTTTCTCCATCTTTTTTTATTTCATAGGTAGCTTTACTTTCATAAAACTGTTCGTAGTTTTCAGCTACATAAGCTTCAAACTTTCTGAGTTCATCTCTGTCAAAGATAGCTGTCTCTCCATTAGCCATCATCCTTTCGTATATATAATTCATGCAACCTCCTGTGTTGTCCACCAAGTAGGCTTAGCTCTATTGCGTTCCCATTTGGCATAGTGTTTTTCGTTAATGCAGTAATCACGATAAGCAATAATAGCATCCTCATTCTTATACTCCTCAGGCATAGCCTGTGCTAGTGGTGTCATTTCACCAATAGTTATATTAAGTGGTAGCTGCATAAGAGGTGTTGATAGTTTATCAAAACTTAAATGTGATCTACCATACCTATGACTGTACTCAATGCACAATGCTACGAAGTGTCGATACAACCATGAGTAGTTAGAGCTAGATTCTCTAGCCCATATAGTACATGGATGATTCCAGTATGCACGTTTGTAAAGTCCTTGTTTGTCTGCCCACTCATCACCATCTAGTTCTCGATGTGCTGTGCATAACATCTGTGCTGTTTCCAGTGGCATCTTTACTAGCATCTTGTCTGGCTGTGCATACGCTGATTCAACCGGACAATCATCAAAATAAAATATATTCATCCATTACTCCTTTCTTTATATGCATCAAGTATAAAACTTTTACATGTTAATTCTAATCTCATTTCTTCCTGCAACACATTAGTTATTGATAAGGTTAAGAGTATAACAGATATTACACCAAGATACAAGAAGTGTATTAATAAATTTTTCACTCACCACCTTCAATTTCAAATGCTTCATTAAGATGATACAGTAAGTCTGCTATTGCATGTACTTCTTGAATATCTATACCACCATACTCAAACAAACTAGTAACACCACTTTTAGATTTACGATAGTTCTTTTTAATCCATTCTAAATGTCGTTTCTTTAGTTTGATTTTTATTGTTTTTTCTTCTTCATTCATTTACCTTGCCCTCGATATTTTTTTAAGTTGGCTTTTTTATTTTTGTTCATGGTAGATGTGCCAACATTACCT